AGCAGATCGTGGACGAAAAGACCGTCTCCCCTGTCTTCAGTGGCGACCAATCGAATGGTACTCAAACAGCTACCGAAATCTTGGAGATGAAGAAACAACAGATGATGAAGCTCGGTCTTGTCATCTGGGGTGTCATCAACATGGAGAAACAACTGACCTGGTTGCGTATCTACAACATCATGGCCAACTGGACAAAGCCGATTGATACCCGTGTTGACGATCAGAAGAAGAAGATCGAAGACGTATACCGCTCGATCACGGTCAACACCACGTTTGAAAACGGCGTCGAAGGCCAAAAGATCGTGAACTTCGACGGGGAGATGGCAAACACCCTCACACCTGACCAGGTGCAGGCGCAGGAAGGATTTGTAAGCAAGGCTCTACAAACCCCAGTCCGCATCGTTTACCTCGACCCTAAAGCCCTCCAAACCCTCAAAGCGCAGTGGTACATCGTCATCACGCCAACGGAGAAGAACACGTCTGACCTCCAACGCGTGCTGTTCGTGAACAACATCAAAGAGGCCGCTATGATCTTCGGTATCCAATCGTTGAACATGGAATACCTCAAAGAACGCTTTGCCGTGCTTGCCAAGGAAGACCCAGAGAAGTTTTGGGTCAAAGGCCAGCCAGCCATGCCAATGATGCCTGGCGCGCAGCCTGGGGCAGGTGGAGGTCAACCAAACGCAGCCGCCGACATGATGAAGGCCATGGGCGGGGCAGGACAACAACAACCAACGCTTAATACACTAGCCGCTTCCTAACCATGAAGATCACGAAACGCCTCTATATCGGGCTTTGGAAAAACGTGAACATCCCTACGGATGATTCCGTCAAAGTCACGATTCGCCGCTATTTCAAGGATAAAGTCTACATCGTATGGAAAACCTTAAAGCCTCAATCCTAAGCCTTCGCAAACGGATTGCATATTGGCTTTATCCAGTCGATGTCGTCGCTCTCACCCGTGAGCAGATGCACGGGGTGAACCTTGATCCAAAGTACATTGACGATCTCCCCAAGGACGAAAGGGAGATGCACATCGCCAATGCACACAACATGTATTCAAACCCAACCTTCCTATTCGTCATTGACCATTTGATTGGGGAGCAGGCCGACGAGATCGTGCGACGCTCTCCAAACATGGACGCCATTCTCTTTGGCCGTGGCTCGATCAATGGGCAAGACCTGGTGAAGGATGAGTTTGAACGCCTTTCCGATCTCCAAAAGGAAATCATGTTGGCAAACAAGAAGGAGAATTACGATAAATTTTCGGTCATGTAGACCACCTTTATTCATTAGCACCACGCAACCATGGGCAAACGCACCGTGAAACCGCAGGTAGAGAACTTGCTATCAAAGGCAATTCTCGAAGCAAAACGTCAGGCCGCACAAGAGGCTTTCGACAAGTTGGCGACTGAACTCACCCAAAAGGAAAGTGAATTCAACGCCTATCGTGTCGGTGTCTCACAGGAGCTTAACCGGCTCCAAGGGGAATATCGCTTACTCACTTCAATGATTGATGCCTAAACTATGGCCGAACTATACGACGCAGACGGCAATTTGGTAGAAGGTGCGCTTACCTCCGACGAGGTGAAAGCCATCCAAGCTAAAGCCGACGAAGCCGCCGCTGAAGCAAACAGCGCAAAAGAAAAGCTCTCCAAGATGGAGAACAAGGAGTTTAATTTCAAAAAGCTCCGTGACCTGTCCGAAGAAGAACGCAAGAAGCTGTCCACCAAAGAAATGGAGTTGATGCAACGCCAAGAGGACTTGGAAACCAAGACCAAAGGCTTTGTTGAGACGCAGATCAACACACACAAGGACGAAGCCTTGGCTGTTTTGGCTGGTGACAACGAAGAATTGCGTAAGAAAACCATGTTTCATTACGACCGCATCAAGGACGAAGCGACATCCCGTGAGGACATTCGCCGCAAGATGCGTGACGCTTTCCGTCTCGCCCAAGGTGATGTGACCGGCACCAACGATCCATTCTCTTCTGCGGTTAGCTATTCCGGTGGAAGCGCACCGAACGCCAAGCCTGCCAGTGCTGACTTCAGCAATGACCAGAAGGATTTGGCTAAGAAGCTCGGTTTGAGTGAAGATGATCTAAAGAAATATAACCACTAACCTATGGCGACTCCAAAAACCCCAGAAGAATTGGCTGAAATCGAAGCCAAGAAAGCGGCGAAAGCCGAAGAAGCGGCAGCAAAGAAAGCCGTAACAGAAGACCCAACCATCGAGACCGTGACTATCTCACGCTCGAAGCTCGAAGCCGTCTTGTCCCGTCTTGATCGTCTTGAAGCCGCAGCATCCAAGGCAAACCTTGCCCACTACGATGCCCAACACAAGGAAAAGATGACCAAGATCGTGCGTGTTCGTACGTTTGAAGGAAAGATCGTCGTTGCAGAACGCTTGACCAAGAACGTGGTTGAAAAGAACCAAGCAGGTCAATGGCGCGAAGACCAGGAGCTTGAATTGACGTTCCAAGATGGTACGAAGATCAATCTTCCATACGTCTACTACGTCCGTTCCTACAAGCACATCCCTGGACGCGTGTTGTCAGAGACCAAGCTCATGGACGAAATCGACATCGAAACCAAGGGTGAAACCATGTTCAAAGTGGCGTTGCCATCTGGCGAAACGATGGAAATTGGGTCTAAATTCATCAACTAACCTACTATGGAAGAAACAACACAAGCAGTCGTGCCTTCTGACGAGGGCAAGGAATTCATCGGTGATCGTGAGGTCGTGAAGTTTGACGCGTGCGACGGTGGAGAATTCGTTGAAGTAGAGTTTGCGGATGGATTCAAAACCAAGATGAGCGGCACCCTGTTCTACCACCTGAAGCGTGACGAACGTGGACAGGGAAGCGTAACGGATAACGTGAACCACTACTTTGCCAAGCGTTTCTTGGCAGAACTTGCATTGAACGGTCTTGAATACTACTTCGTGAACAACGTGGCTACCGCCATGGGAGTGTTGGCACACAACCTCCGCGAAGAAGCGATCAAAGAAGCCTTCCAATGCTCCGGTGGTGACGCGATCCCTCTAACTAAACTAATCCCACGCTAGTATGGCCAAAAAGCCAGCTCCAAAGCCAAAGAAAAAAGGCGGTTCAGGTTGCTAGTTTGAACGCCTAAGCGAACTGTGCTATAATGGTTCGCGTAGGTCTCACAACCGAAAATTCGAGGGAAGATAACCCCGCGTCAAAAAAAGTTTCGCTTTGCACTCGCGGCAGAAAAGCCGTAGTCAGCCCCGCAAGGGGTAAAAATCGCAAGCATCCGAAAGGAGGTTTGCGATTTTTTGTATGCAAACGGGACTTTCCAAGATGCTTGGTTCTACTCATCTCCCCCTTAAACCCACTATGTTTGTACGCAAACAAGGTCTCACCAAGGTGATGTACCTCTCTGTCACACCATCGACAGCGATCTCTAAGGGTGCGTTGGTTGCCTGGTCTTCCGGTCTCTTGATCGCGGCCACATCCACAACTGCCCCTTCCACAATCGCTGGTGTGTGTCTGAAAGCCATCGCTTCCACAGACTCGGACTACGCTTCAACTCGTACGATCCCTGTCGAAGTCCCAGCCGAAGCAGGTGTTCTTTGGACAGCCGACGTTACAGCAACCGCTGTGATCGCTGACCAAGGTCTCTACTGCGACTTGACGGACTCTCTCACTGTTAACCGCGCAGCTTCAACCTACGACGTGTTCCAAGTCATCCACTTCCTGACAACAACGAAGTGTGACGGATTCTTGAACATCGGCACATTTGGTTGTGGTGTCATCGGAGCCTAATTAACCCTAAATCCTACTATGGAACTCAATACAGCTACACTTTCCGACTTCACAAAGTTGGCGACCGTGTTGTGGAACAAGGGTTACGAATCCGTCCCACAAGTCATGCGCTCGTCTGGTTTGTTCCGCGAAATGGCAATCCCTGCCAACACCGGTAACACCCGTGAATTCACAGCAATCGACGGTCAAGAATACGCCAAAACAAAGGGCGAATCTGACCAAGCTCAACGCGCGAACGTTCAGCAAGGATACTCAAAGACAATGACCATGAAACGCGTGGCGTTGGACATCGGTATCTCTTACGAAATGCGCACCCAAAACAAGTACCCAGAAGTTGTGCAACGTCTCACCAACCTTGGTGGACAAGTCGCACGCCGCATGGACTTGGACATGGCTCACCGCATCACGTTCGCAGCCTCCACGACCTACACGGACATGGACGGCAACACCATCGACATTTCGGTCGGCGACACATTGGCCTTGGCCTCTACCGCCCACACAGTGCGTGGTGCATCTACAACCTCCCGTAACATCTTGTCCGGTAACGCCCGCCTTTCCAAAGGTGCGCTTGAAGGCATGGAACGCTTGGTTGTCGAAGAAACCATCAACCAATTCGGTGAAAAGATGGTTATGCCATTTGACATTCTATGGACGACAGATGATCCAAACACGGTTAACACCGCCAAGGAGTATCTTCAATCCACTGCGGATGTTGAAGGCGGGAATGCAGGCGTCAAAAACGTCTACATGTCCAAGTATCGCCACGTTGTCCTTCCTCGCGTTGCAACCCTTGCAAGCGGCTTGGTAGACACGACAAAGCGTTACTACTGGGGTCTTGCGTCTTCTGCCTACACGACTGCCAACCTTGGCATCTGGGAAGAACCACACATCAAAACTCCAGCCAACCTCAACGCCGGTGAAGAATTCTCAACTGACGACTGGAACTTCGGTTCTCGTGGCGGTTACGGAATCTGTATCGTCGATGGTGCTTGGTTCAAAATCTCGAAAGGCGACGCTTCCTAAGCGTCAGATGAAAGGGGAGGCTAATCCCTCCCCTTTCTCAAAACTCATCCCATGGATCGTGACTAAGGATGCAGTATCTATTCCACGAACATACGTTTTAACCGTATCCCTATGCGCAATCTAAACTCAAAATACGGCCACGTCGCTAAAACAGCCCCAATCGGGCCAGCTAAAGCGTTCTTCGTGGTTCCGTCTGGTTCCGCCATCTTGCCTGAAACCGCCAATCACTTCGTGCCTGACGAAGAAGGTGTGGTGCGCGTGTACACAGACCCAGCGTCAGCTATCGCAGCCGTCGTATCCGGTCGTTGTGACAACATCTACTTCCTCCCTGGAACGTACACAATCACAACTGCTCTTGCGGCAACTTCTGTCGATGACGTGAACATGATCGCTCTTGGTACTGAAGGTTCGACGATCTTGACTGGTTCAGCGGCAAACATCCTGAACTTGACGACATGTAAGGGTTGGAACATCCGTGGTTTCCAATGGAACCTCGCTTCAACCAAGAAATGTATCGCTCTCGTTGGTTGCTCTGGTATCAACATCCAATTCAACACGTTCTTGTCTGCCGTAGGTGGTGCAGCGTCGCACTTCATTCACATGTTGACGACCGCTTCCACTTACTGCCGTATCACTGACAACCGCTTCATCTCGAACTTGGTTGTTGCAGGTGGTGCCATCACGCAAACCTCCCACATTACCGGTCTCGGTATTGGTCACATCATTGAACGTAACGTCTTCGTTGCCGGTGAAGTCACCACGGCTAACCAAGGAACCGTCACAACGGGTATCTTGTTCGCCAACGCAGCCGACTGTGGAAACGTCATTCGTGAAAACTCATTCACCGAATTCAACTCCGGTGTGTTCACGGCTGGTGTCGATTACGGCACAACTGCCCTCGGTGGTTCCGTTCTATGTCACAACAACAACTTTATGCTTGCTACGGCAGCTAACGCGGTTGTTAACGGCTCGAACGCAGGAAACTTCGCCAACAACATTGCAAGCGGTACGGTCTAACCCAAAAGGGTTTGCCTTCCGTTTCTCTCCATGGGAAACCGTGGGGAGTATATGGAAGGTGAACAGATAATGGGGTCGCTACACGCGAATTATCTACTTCATCTATGCTTCTCAAATATCAAGCTAACGTCTCTCCGTTCCGTCCAATGCCGGTTGATGACAAAGGTTCATCCTCTGCCATCGTCACGGTCACTGGTGAAACGGTGCAATTCTACTACTCAAACTCGGGCGTCCTCACAGCGGATGCCGGTCAAGCGGCTGGTGTACTCGTGGTTGGCCAATTCGCCTTTAACAACATCAAAAATGCCCTCGGTAACTTCGAGGCTTCAAAGAACGACACATCGTTGTCATTCACCTCAACAGCGTTCACTTCTGAAGTGCTTGTTGACTGGGAAACCTTTGAAAATATGGATGAGACAACCTTTGCGAACCGTCTTTCGACGATCTGCTCTGGTTTCTCAAACGGTCAGTACGTCGTGGACTACTCCAACGGGACGATCTACGGCAAGAAAGCGTCTACACAAACAACGCTGACTTCTGCTACCTACAAATACCAATCTTCCTCTGCCTCTTCTGCCGCCATTGTGCCTGGAACGGGTGCAACGAACCTCGGTAAGGCTGAAGACGCCGCGCACACCTCCGGTGACGTTGGTGTCATGTCTCTTGCGGTCGCAAACGAAGCTCAATCAAACATCTCCGGTACAGACGGCGACTACACTCCAATCGGTACGAACCGCAAAGGTACGGTCTATGTGGCTGAAACTCTCGCCCCTGTCTACGAAGACAATACGCTTGGAAAAGCCGTGGTTGAACACCGCTACACAAACGGTCGTGTGACCGCTGACGGCCAAATCAAGGCGTCCGCTGGATTCATTCACAAAGTTACCTTTGCCGCTACAGGAACCGTCACAGCCGGTGTCATCACGATCTACGACTCTCTGACGGAAACAGGAACGATCATCTGGTCGGGTACGATCCAAGTTGCAACTGCCCCTGTCACAATCCACTTGAACGTGCCAACGGGTACAGGTATTTACGTCGGTTACGACGCTTCAATCGCTAACGTCTCAACGACTGTTGCTTACCGCTAATATGAAATTCAAAATCAATTCGGCTGAAGGCCGCCTCGTAAACGTGACATTCACGCTTGACGACAAATCAACGTATACAAAGACCTTGGACTTGCAACCGGTCTCACACGACGAAGTTGACGAAAACGGGAAACAAATCCTGGTGTTCGTTGACCCTATGGACGACGTGAAAACACACTTGTCCAACTTTGCTCTTGCGTATCAAGAAGGAAAATCAAAACAAGACGAAGAATCTAAAGAAGTCGATTCTGCTTTGGTAGGTAAGAGCATTACCGTCAAAGTTGACGAAGTATAAAGTATGGCATCTCGCTTCTGGGTGGGTGGCACAGGAACATGGGACGCTAGTGACACGACTCACTGGGCGGCTTCTTCCAATGGAGCGGGTGGCCAATCTGTGCCTGGCAGCGGCGATACTGTCACATTCGACGGATCATCTGGTGGTGGAACCGTGACCGTTGGTTATAATCCAACAATCACATCAATCACGATGGGTGCGTTTACTGGTACGTTGGACATGAATACGCGCAATCCTACGATGCAAACGTTTGATTGTTCGGGTACTGGAACTCGCACACTTACGATGGGTTCTGGCACATGGACGATCACCGGAAACAACGGAACAGTGTTTACCGTAAACACAACCACGAACCTGACAATGAACTTCAACACTTCAACAGTTGATTTCACATATTCTGGTTCAACTGGAACGCGCACCATCATTCTTGGGTCTTCCTCATCTGCTACGGCAGGTCAGCTATACAACTGCAAGATTTCGGCAGGTAGCGATGCTGTAAACTTGACGGCCTCTGGTAGCGTGAATATCAATGGTGATTTGAACTTCACTGGATATACAGGCACACTCACAACAGGTACGTCAAACTATTACGGGAACCTCACGCTTGGAACCGGAATGAGTGTTGTTTCTGGTGCATCCGTTGTTACATTCAAAGCGACATCTGGTTCAAAGAATATCACTTCAAACGGTGTTGCGTTCAATCGTCCAATCACGATTGATGGTGTTGGTGGTACGTTTGTTTTGCAGGATACGCTTGATATGACAGGTGCGAGTGAACGTACACTTACGTTCACAAACGGAACATTCAATACGAATGAAAAAACAGTAAACGTAGCCATTTTCTCGTGCAACGATAACAACACCAAGACACTCACAATCACAAACTCAACAATCAACATCACCGGTACCGCGACCGGTACTCAATTCAACGTGGCGAATGGTTCTGGTGGAATCCCAACAAACCTAACCGTTACGGCAACAGGTTCCACAATCAACTTTACAGGCTCGACGATTGGAACAACCGCGTCGCACACCTTCTCTGGTGGAGGTAAAACATGGGGAAATTTGGTTTATAACGGCCCGATGCGCCCATCTGTTTCCTTCAGCAACACGTTTGTAAACCTCACCATCACAGGTGCGGCTTCAAAGGAAAACCGCTTCACATGTGCCGTTGACCAAACGGTCACAGGAACATTCACAGTCACAGGAACAGCGACAAACCGCGTATTGGTCATCGGTGCCGGTACTGGCTTTGAAGGTACACAACGTACGATCACAGCCGCAGCCGTCGCCCTCAACTACGTTGACTTCCAAGACATGCGTATCTCTGGTGCGGCTTCCCCTGCCACAGGTACAAGCCTTGGTGACTGTTTCAACAACACAACGATCACAACGGACGCCCCACGCACGCTGTATTGGGTTGGAAACGGTGGAAACTGGTCTGACACGGCTCACTGGTCAACCTCATCCGGTGGATCAGGTGGTCAAGCCTGCCCAATCCCACAAGATACGGTTGTCATCGACGCAAATTCGATCACATCTGGCAGTCAAACGATCACGATTGATGTCTGCCGCCCATGTTTGAACCTCGACATGAGCGCGGTAACAAACACTCCGGTAATCGCCATGCGTTCAAGCAACGTTCAAGGAACATCGTTTTATGGAAACTTGATCTGGTCTGCGAACGTCACTGTTACAGGTTCGGACAGCGCAGAATTGAACACACGTACAACAGCAAACTGGAACCCAGGAGGTATCACCTATCCAAACTCATGGGTAATCCGTGCGGCAAATGGAGGCATCGTGACACAGACTGGTAACTTCGTTTCTTCTGGTGCAACTGGCCTATCCATCAGCCTTGGGAAACTTGTTGTCGGAGCAAACAATAACAACACAAAAACAATCACAATCGGTACGTTCACTACAGGGAGTGGACGTAACCAAGCAATCGACTGGGGGACTGGAACATGGTCTATCACCGGAACTGGGACGGTGGTCAACATCACATCTGCTGGTCTTACATCCACACCAAACACAGGAACGATCAAATTCACGGATACATCAGCAACATCAAAAACATTCGCGGGTGGTGGGTATTCATATCCAAACCTTCTATTCAGTGGTTCTGGGTCGGGAACGTACATCATCACTGGATCAAACACCTTCATCGACATTGGGTGTGACACGCCTCCACACACGGTCAACTTCACGGCTGGGACGACTCAAACGGTCACAAGCCTGTCATTGAACGGAATCTCTGGGAGCCTTGTCACGCTTCAAAGCACATCGGCTGGTACACAATGGTCGATCTCTGCCGCTTCTGGGCTGATCCAGCTCAAATACATCTCGCTACGCGACAGCATCGGGACGGGTGGTGCGACATACGTTGCCCTGAACTCCACAAATGCTGGAAACAACACAAACTGGAACTTCACGGCTGGACGTTCGTCTCAATCGGGGCGCATCGCACAAACGCGTTCGTCTCAATCGGGGCGCACAACACAATCACGTCGTTACACCATCCAATAATTAAATCCTATGAACTCACTCTATTCTACACTTCTCCACATCGGCGAACTCGCCGTGATCCTAGCCCTGATCTGGGCGATCAAGTATTTCTTCCCCGATCTACTCCCTTCGGAGTCACTTCGTGATGCGATCCTTGTTGTCCTTGCAGGTCTTGTAAAATTTGCTCGTGCGTCTGAATCGGTACCGATTGAAGACTACGTTAATAAGAAAGTATGACCGGAGAAAACTTGGAATATCAGATCGGGAAACTGACTGGTCAAGTGACAGCCCTTGTCACCCAAGTTTCTGCTATGTCATCGACAATCGCTCTTTTAGACGAACGTCTACGTCGCAATGAAACGAATACAACAGCCCTCATGGTCAAAATGAGCATGATCGGTGTTCTATCGGGTGCAGTTGGTTCCGTAAGTATCGCATTGGTTCAGCACTTCATCTTCAAATAGACGGCTTCCTTCCTCACCGCTCGTCGCAAGATGAGCAAGCGGTTTCCCTGCCTCTTTGTCCTTTCGCTCCCTTCTGGGGAGCGGTGAGGAAGGACAAGCCTCAACCTTATTCAGTAACCCACAAACACCATGTCAGAAGAAGTATTGGCACTAGGCCAACGTGAGGTTTCAGAAGGAACCGAATTCAGCGCAGAAGAGCTATCGCTCATCGAGGCGCAGGGTACGACCCCAGAAGCCGTGTTGGAATTCGTGCGCACATCGGGCGTTCAAACGCTCAACGCCGCTCTCGGTGGCCTCGCTACGTTGAAAGCCGGTCAAGGTCAAGAACGCAATGAACCGTTCCAAACACAAGCTGAAGCGGACGCGCAAGTGTCTGGTGAGGCTTGCAAAACAGACGGTGAGTGCGAAGCCTGTCAGTAGGTTTTGCCTCTCTCCATGATCCTTCGTGGGGAGGATCGAACACCTATGAAAACCGATAACACCATCCTGAAAATTCAGCGCGTCGAGATCATCCAACGCGTCTTCAACCCGCAAAATCAAATCGTGCGGGAGCAAATTGAATACTACTACCCTGAAGATACGGATGCGGTTGTCATTGGCTTCAAAGCCCCTAAATCCCGTAAGAAATAACTATGATCTACCTTTCACAACGCGATCCTCGCTGGTCGCAAGTCAAACTCGGCAAATCATCCCTGACAGTCGGACGCTACGGATGCACCACAACGTGTATCTCCATGCTCTCGGACTACTTCAAGTGCTTGGCCTTCCCTGACGCCATCGCAAAGGTGGTCACGAACTACACGGCTGACGGGCTGATTATCTGGGAAGCCTTGAAATTTTCACAGATGCAGTTTGAGAAGCGCATCAAAGGCCGACCGATGGACGCGGACATCAAAGCCGCTCTCAAAGACCCAAACCGCGCCATCATCCTTCAAGTAGACAACGGTCAGCACTGGGTTGTCGGTCTATCAAAGAACCTCTTTGGCAGCGACTACACCGTCCTTGACCCTTGGACTGGCAAGAAATGCAACGCTGAAGGCGTCTATCACAACATCACTGGTGCGGCTATCTTCAAACGCATCTAAAATCCTATGTTTAACCTCAAAGTTGCCAACAAAAACCTGATTGCCTCCAACGTATCTATCTTGGAAGGTGCAGAAAACACCAACCTGACCGCAGACAAGGCCGCAGGTGTAACCACGCTTACCGTTGCAAACATCGGTATCTTTGCCATTGGCAAGTACGCGTTGCTTGGCAACTTCGGGGAGCCAACAGCGGAAATCGTACGCGTCCACGCCTCGACTCCTCCATCCGGCACGACCATCACGCTTGCGGCGGCTACGGTATTCGATCACTACGTCGATACGCCAATCACGATGATTGACTGGAACCAGATTGAATTCTCCCGTTCCACGACCATCTCTGGGTCGAAGTCTGTCTTGACGACAATCGGGATCATGGCCAACCACAAATGGTCAAATTATACCGATCTAACGAATACGACGGGATACGCCTTCTATCGCTTTAAGAATTCGTCATTGACTACATATTCGGACTATTGCACAGCCGTTCCATACACGGGCAACCCGAAGAACTCGATGCAGCAAATCGTTGAAGACGCCTGTTCCATGGCCTCGGTAGAAGTGAACGACAAATACGCAGACGAAAAAGACCTTTTGACGGACATCAACGAAGCCCAGAACGCGGTCATCGAAGCTCAACCTGGTTGGGTCTTCGAGATGGTCAAAGATGATACCTCTCTTGCCACGACACAAAACGAAAACCGCTACGCGCTTTCAGCCCTTACCTACGCCATCAAGTTTCCTGGAACATTCCAAGGCATCTTGAACGTGCGTTTTGGATCAGAGCCACTTCTATACATCTCCCCAGATGAAATGGACGATGAGCTAAAAGCATCGGTTGTAACGACATTGAACAACGGTGGGACAGTCGCCATCGGTGCCACTTCCGTAGTCCTGACGGATTCCAACGAATTTTCATCGACTGGATACGTGACTCTTGGATCAAACACAAGCGTTGCGTACACAGCGAACGATAAAACGACCGGCACGCTCTCCGGCATCTCGGCCAGCGCGATTACTTCCACGGTTGCGGATGGTTCGAGCGTCTGGCAGGGGATCAATCCAGGAAAACCAACCAAATACACCATTTTCAACAACTATATCGTGTTGAATGTTCCTGTTTCAGCCGCCGAATACGGCAAAAAGCTCAAAATCAAGTATCTCAAACAGCTCACCGCCTTCACGGATTACGCCTCAACCACAGAAATTCCATTCTGCGACTGTATGAAATACTACGTCGCCTCCAAAATCTTTACCCGCAAGCAAGCGCAGGACGATGCGGACAAGAAAATGGTCATGTTCATGGATAAAGTCAACCAAAATGCTGGTGTTTACCAACTCCCAGCCCTTGAAGAGCAGGAATACTACAAATTCTCGTCTACTCGTACCCTCGGATCGTACTACGACGACGTAACCAACCGCTTCAACAACTAATATGCCTCTAAAGACCCAGTTTCACATCACAAACTTCCTCCAACCGCCAACGACGGAGCTTTCGCATTTCCTTACGGGGGACAACCAGCTTGTGATCTGTAACGGGGTCAATCCTTCCTACAAGCGCGGAACGCTTATCAAGGATTTGGGCTATCAGAAGGTTGGTTCAACGATCCAATCAAACAAAGCCATCACGGGACTCTTCAACTTCCGCCAATCATCCTCTGTTCAGAAGATGCTTGCGACGGTGAATGACTCAACCGGTGCTGATCTTGAACTCTACTACTCCACAGGTGGATCATGGACGGAAATCCCAGCCGCGCAGGTTGCCTGGGCTGGTTATGAGGATTCTTTGGTCGAGATGGAAGGCTTCATTGGTTACTGTTTCTTTGTAGGCTACGACTCCACAGATAACGTGTTCTTGCCGGTAGGTTCGCTCACGGGGACGACATTCTCGACCTCTACGAACGTGACTTCGATGCCAACGGCCAAATACATCAAGCGTTATCGTGACCGTCTCTACATCGCCAACTGTTTCAGCGGGAGCGCACAGCCTTTCCGTGTCTACTATTCCAGCGTGCCTTCAGCGGGTGCGATCACCTGGACGACCGCCACGGACTTCTTCGATGTGGACTATTCCGAACAGATCACAGGTCTTGGCTCAAACTGGGATCGTTTGATGATCTTCACGGAATTCTCGGGGTACATGTACAACCAAGACCAACTCATGCAGAGCTGGGACATTGGCTGTGGCAATCACCGCACGATCCAAAACCTTGGTCGTTACATGATCTGGGCGAACAAGGATAACGTATACGCCTCAACAGGTGGCGATCCTGTACCGGTAGCTAACGACGTTCTCGAACTCATCCGCCGTGCTACGGTCTCAAACTTCCGTTCTGCGGTGGTTGATGGCGAATACGTCCTGTACATCGGTTCTACCCAAGCAAATGGCCTTAGCTACTCAAACTGTGTCCTGACGTACAACGTGGATTCAGGCATGTGGCGTTGGCGCGAAATGTACGACTCCATTTCTGCTTTGGCTCGCTATACGACTGGCGGTGATGACTTCTTGTACATCGGCGCAAGCGATGGTGACGTGCATGTGAAGTCGAAATATACGGATACGACGCTGATCTACGCAGACGATGGGAACGCCATTTCTTCCCACTGGCGTACGCGCGCGTATGACTTCGGTGATCCGTCCATTAAGAAAGAGGTCTCCAAATTGGTGGCCTATTCGGAATACGCCCAAGGTCTCCACTTGGCCTTCCGTCTCTTTGATAAAAACCAAGAAGCCATCCAAGAATTCAAGCCATTGGGCGATCTGAAAAAGGCCATCCAAGAGATCAACGGAAGCCTAAGCGGGTATTTCATCCAGTTTGAAGGGCGTGAACTCTCCAAGAACCAAGCATGGCGTTTCTATGGGTTCACAGCTCTTGTTGCCCCTGACAACAAGCTATGAGCCAACTATCTTCGTTGAATGGAAACAGCGTACCAAACATCGCCCTTGTTAACCTGGGGTTTGATAATTTTGGGATGCGCGACCCGATCCCAACGAACATCACAGATCAGATCATCAACACCAATCAAGAATTCCCAAACTCGGGGATCAACGGTGCGAAGATCGAAAGCCTAAGCGTCGCCCGTCTGACGGCGGGGAGCATGAAGATTGATACCTACATCCAATCCACTGGATACGTTGCGGGTACTTCAGGCTGGCGCATCGACGGGGCAGGCAATGCGGAATTCAACAGCTTGACCTTGACAGGCGGTACGATCAGCTACGGGAAAACATCTTTTTCAGACTCGACACACGCCGGTTACTACATCAGCTCTGCGGGGTTTTATATCGGTGCGGCCAGTGACACAACAAAACTAAAATATACCCTTGCCACAGGGCTTTTTGACTTCATTGGTACCATTTCCAGCCGTTCCACAGCGACCGTTGCGGCCTCGATCAACTCATCGGGGAACTTGGTAACGGATATCATCAATGCGCGCTTGGACTCTTCCGCGAAGACCCTCTTGGCGGGTTTCACATTCGGCTCTGCCGATTATGCCGGTGCAGTGAACGCCGGAACAATTACATGGAACACGACAACCGGAGCCATTACAGGTGGCAGCGGTGTCATTTTGTATCGTGGTGGTATTATCGGGGTAAATTCAGGCTCAACAACATTTTCAATCGACGCCTCAACGGGTGCAGCAACTTTCGGAGGTGCGCTGTCTGCCCCAACGGGAACAATCGGTGGTTGGACAATCGGATCATCAACGCTTACCGCTTCTTCTGGTGGAAACACAACAACACTTTCAAGCGGTGCCACATCTTTTTCATCGGGGCCGACTGGAACACCAACAGTCACGATCACCCAAGCAGGTGTCATCACAGCAACGGGAGGCATCTTTGACGGGACTTCAACCCTTGGAGGTCGTCTTGGTTCAACATTGGCTGGTGCCATCAACTCATCCGGCAACCTGATTAACGACGTTATCAACGCTCGTTTGGATTCAGCCACAAAGAAAATCCTTTCAGGATTCAACTTTGGATCGGCTGACTATGCCGGTGCCTTGAACGCTGGGACGGTCACATGGAACACAACCACAGGTGCGATCACTGGCGGTTCTGGTGTCGTCGTCTATCGCGGTGGAATCGTTGGCGTCAACTCTGGCGCAACCACATTCTCGATTGATGCTTCAACAGGTGCGGCAACCTTTGCGGGTACGCTTTCAGCCGCAGCCGGTACCCTTGGCGCGCTCTCCATCGCTTCAGGTGGAAACATCCGCATGGGTCAGACGGACTACAACACCGGCACAGGTTTCTGGCTCGGTGATAAGTCTGGTACGGCCAAATTCTCCATTGGAGACGGAACAGCCGACAACTCTTTGACCTGGGATGGTACGACGTTGAAGGTCAATGGTTCTGCGGTCACAAACAGCGACATCTACGGTTCTGGTGTTGACGGTGCCTTCACACTCGACGGTACAAACACCTACGCGTCCTTCTTCTCGAAGTCAGGAAGCGATTACACGCTCTTGCAAGACATCTTCGCAAGCTCGATGACCCTTTCGGGGACAGCGACGCTTACGACGAATGGTTATCGCATCTTCGTAAAGAACACCCTTACAATCGGTGCGTCTTGTGTCATCAAATGGAATGGTAACAACGCGACCAATGCGACCAATGCGACCAACTCATCAGGTACATCTGGCGGTTCGGCTGGTTCAGCGGGTAACGGTGGCGCAGCTCTTACATCCCACTCACTCTATGGCTCTTTGGCCGGTTTGGGTGGTCAAAACGGTGGTAGCGCAGGTGGTGGTGAAAACGGACAAGGTGGTACAGCTTCAAGCGGTACCGCTGGTGCGGCCATTTCTTCGAGCTTCCAACCAACCTTCACAGACGCGGGTGGCGCAGGTGGAAAAGGTGGAAACGCCAATCCAAACTCAAACCCAGGGCCGAACGGTGGTTCGGCTGGTGCGGCTTCAGCTCTCACGGCTTCCGCAGTACGTCCGTTCTCGGCGACATTCGCCATTGACATGTTCGACCGTACGAACGGTGCGACGCTTACATATCTCAAATACAACGGCCAAGCCGGTGGTTCTGGTGGTGGTTCTGGTGGTACAGCCGGTGCAGGTTCTAACTGGGCGGCTGGTGGTGCAGGTGGTGGATCAGGTGGCAACGGGAGCAACGGCGGCACAATCGTGATCGTAGCCCGCATTATCGCCAACAGCGGGTCAATCCAGGCGGTTGGTGGGAATGGTGGTAACGGTGGGAATGGCGGAACAGCCGGAAACGGTGGGTTCTTCTCGGTAGGTGCGGCTGGTGGTGGTGCCGGAGGTGGCGCGGGTATCGGTGGAGCTGGTGGCGTCATCATCTTGGTTTATTCCACGCTTTCAGGATCAGGAACGACATCAGTTGTTGCCGGTTCTAACGGATCGGTGGGTACTGGTGCCGCAGGTGGAACAGATAACAACGGTCACACCGGTGTATCTGGTGCAAACGGGTCAGCCGCAAGCACTCCAAGCGCAGGAATTTTGATCTCACTCGTTGTTTAATCGCTTAAAAAAAGGTATAATACTGCTATGTCATTGATGAAAGTGTCAAAGAACGGCACAGAGATGCAGATTGACTCCTCCAATCTTGCCATCTGGACGAGTGCAGGTTGGACTCCGGTTCAACAATCATCCTCTCCCGCCCCTTCTACTCCGGCTCCAACACAGCCAACATCCGTACCGTCGCCCGCGCAAAGCTATATTCCGCCCGCGCAGACGTACACTCCCCCAACATCGAACGCCCCAACATCAGGCGGGAACGTTGATTTGTCCAAATACGGCGTCTCAAACCCAGATCAAGGTCTCTCTTCGGACGTTCTGTCACGCTTGAACGCGGATTATGACAACCTTCAGCCAATCAATGTCGTTGTTAACGGTGTTTACAAAACGATTGGATACAATGGAACCCTGATTCCAAAGGCAACCGTCGTCGGGCCGAATGGAGACCGTATCACTGTCCGTACAGACAACCTCACGGGCAAATATCGCACTCTCAATGAAATGACCTCACAGGGGTATAAGGTTGAAGGCAACACCCCAGGTCAATCACAAGACAAAACAATCACTTCTACGGGCGTAATGGATCAAGGCCAACGTCCGGCTTTGAAGTTGCGTGATGGGACTATCGTTCAACCAACTGATCCGAACTACGACAAATACGCCAATGTGACAGGCGTGACGAAGATTGATAACACGCAAAAGCAAATTTTGAGCGACAATGGGAAGCTCTACGCATGGGATGGCAAACAAGCCACCTATATTCCTGACCAAAACACCCTTCAAGGGCTTGTTAATCAAGGATATGCGGATACTCGCGCCTCATATTCTGGCGTTACCCAAGGTGCCGCATCCTCTGCGGGCGGTACTTCAGGCGGTGGAATGTCGCAATCTGGCGCGCCATCTGGCACCTATAACGGTGGTACGACGACACCAGGAGGGGCTACAAACCTCGCAGGAGGCAGTACAGCCGTTCCACCAACAGTTAGTCCACAAGATGCCCAATGGGTTAATGCGCTCTATCAGAAGTATTTTGACCGTGTTGCCACGTCTTCTGAATTGGCGAACTGGGCGAAGGAATCCCCACAGGCGTTGGATCAATTCTTGGCTTCAGATGCCAAGAAATATGGCTATACATCGAAGTATTTTCAAGACACGAACAACAAGAGCCTCGAAGACGCTCTAAGCGTGATTGACGGTTCAAACCTTCCTCCCGCGATCAAAGACCTGTGGAAAACAGTTGTGAAGGGTTATCCACAGGGTATCGAGTACAACACGGACGACATCTTGAAGACATTTCAAAACATCAAAGATCAAACCATCGATCCGCATTTTCGTGAACTCACGAACATTGCGATGAATGACTTTAAGACGCAGGCAGACGCATTGAAAACAAATCGGACGAACGAAGTTGAGACACAGCAAGCGAACGCAACACAGAACGTTCAAGATACCCAAAAGGGTCTTGAAGGTTCTGGTTTGACGTTCTCTGGCAAAGCGGTTGACCAGCTCGGCGCAAAGGCAGCCTTCCAGCAACCTGGGGCAAACGGTGCCAGCGCATTGCCGGATCAATCAACCCTTCCTTTTGGCGGTCTCGCCGAAGGAAAGGTGAACCAGGCAAACCGCTTGATTGCCTCATCAAGCCAAAACCGCTTCACACAGGCTCAACAAAGCCTTGGTGCGGCGGCAGAAGCGAAACTTGGTTCTGGCGGCGTCGCCGGTCTTGGTATCGACTACAACCCTATTGGCGGTATTACTGGTGATCTGAAGACGCAACAAGAAGGTCAGTACGGTACAACATTGAACCAAGTCATCGACAACTATAATAAAAAACAGACGTTGAATACTAACGTTCAACCTAGCTAATATGCCATCACGCAACCTCGCAGCAGAAAAAAATGCGGTTGATGTCTTTGCTAAAACCAAAGGCAAACTGCCCAACAACTCCCAGGACTGGGCAGACGTTCACAAGATGGCATACCCAACCATCAATGATCTCCCAGACGAATTCAAAGCCACGGAAGCAGCTTCTTATTATGCTGTTCCTGGTGCTAAGCCTCCGGCTCCCAATCCAACTGGCGCAAGCATCGCAGCACCTCCCACGGCTCCCCTTCCACAGGACAGCTCCAACATCCCAGGACTCAAGAATGACGTAACCGCAGCACAGACGAACCTAGATCAACTATCTTCGCCTAATTCTGCGTTGAACATCCTTCAGGAGGCGATCAAGACCAAGACACAATCAGCCAAAGCCCCTATCGGCGAAAGCTCGATTTTCCAACAAGCCGGTGTCGGCGGTTTTGGCGCGCTGTCCAATTCCCTAGCCGCTCGTGGTACGGAACTTTCAACCAACGCGACGGACTTCAAAAATATCATCGGTCAAATGGCCGGTACCTATAAGGACATGGCTTCAACTGCCATGACCCGTTATGAGGCCGCCCGTGATGCCTACAACAAAGAAGTAGATCGTATTCAGAAGATTCAGGACGATCTACGCGACAACGAACAAGCAATCAAACTCGCCAAATTGCAACATGACATGCAAATGGATTTGGCGCGCTTCAACAAAAACAATCCTTCCGTCAGCGAACAGATCAGTGCGGCTGACAAGGGTCTTGAAATCAACAACGGCGTCGTTACCGATCCTTCAAAGGGTATCGTTGGCGGGTTCGACATCGGACGCTATGCGACCGATCCAAACCACGAACGCGCTGTGGCTTCCATCGTTCAAGGTATTGGTAAATTCAATACGATTAGCGATGTGGAGAACTACATCAAAAAGAAATATCCAAATAGCCCAGTTACAGGTGACATGATCTCGAAGGCGTCAGAGAAATACGGTGTGCCTTGGGAAATGTTGGTCGCCATGATGGAGCAAGACAGCTCACTTGGTACCGCAGGCAAGGGCGCGCGTACGTTCAACCCTGGAAACGTCGGAAACGACGATGCCGGAAACATCCGCAACTACGGAGACTGGCAATCTGGTGTTAACGCTGTCGCGGCATGGCTCGACAAGCACCGCGCAAAACAAAGCTCATCTTCTGGCAAATTCACACCTGAATTCTATTCAACGTCTGAAGGTCAGAAGGTTCGTGATGATGAACGTTCGCTCATGGCGCAATTTAACGCGAACCCAATCACCAAGGATTACACAGCCGTTCAAAGCCAAGAACAAGAAATCAACAGCATCGTTAACAGCAAAATGGGTGGCCCTGGTGACTTGGCCGTTGTGTACAGCTTTATGAAGGGTCTCGACCCTACATCGGTTGTGCGTGAATCTGAATACGATTCAGCCGCGAAGTCAGGTAACATCTTCTCGGGTGCGCTCGCTCGCTTCAATGGTTATTTGAAACCAGATGGCGGACAGTTGCCAGAGAACGTCAAGCAAGAATTCTTGAAGATCATCCAAAGCAAATTGGCTGTAAAGAAGAAGTCTTACGATCAATACGTCAAAGAAACCCGCGATCTCGCCGCGCGCCAAGGAATGAACCCAGATAACGTGACAGTGAACTACACCCTTGAAGGTGCTTCACCTGCCGCCGCACCGGATCAGTCCCCTGCGATCAGCTCTATGTCGAGCGATTGGGATTCGACGTTTGGCACAAGTAACTCAACTTCTAGCGGAGTGAAATAAATATGCCAAATCAAGCACAGATCAAAGACTGGGTTGCCAAACAAAAGGCCAAGGGGATGACCGATGCGGACATCACCCAGGTTCTTGTTCAAAAAGGCGTACTCTCCCAAGACGGACATGCGACCGTGGATGATTCAGGAAATGTCATCGCAGCCCAACCAGAAGCCCCTAAAGAAAAGGGCTTCTTTGGAAAAGCCGCAGATGTCATCAATGAAGGCTACGACAAATACAAAAACCTTCCTGTTATCAAACAGGCTGGTCAGGCCGTCGGTGCCGTTGTTGGTGCAGGTGGCGCAGTGATCGGTGGTGCCGTCGGTGCCATTGCAAATCCAATCGCTAACGTCATTGAAAACAAACCACTCTTTGAGGGCGAAGGAAAGGCCATCGTCGATACCGCCAAGGATACAGCTAAATTCGGGTATGACATCGGAAAAGAAGGTGCAGCCGCCGCACCGCTTGGTGGAGCTGGCCGCGCCGTCAACCTTGCCGTGGCCTATGGTCAAGGGTATCAAGGTGCCAATGATTTGATCGAAGGATACAAAGAAGGGGATGCCGCAAAGATGTTTGAAGGTGGTTTGTCCCTTGGAACGTCCGTGGTTGGTGCCAAATCAGCCTTTGGGAACCATGGCGTTCTTCTTGATCCTGAAGTCGCCAAGCAGATCAAAGAACTCCCAGCAGAAGCGCGTAAAGCCGCCGTGCAAAAGGCATATATCAAAACGGTTGATGCCTACCGCCAGGTGATGAACATGAACAAGTCCGACATCATCGCGGAATCCCGCAACATGAAGGACACGCCTAAATTCCTTGCGGAACAAGGCATCATCCCTGAAATGAGCGCAGATCGTAAATTCTCGCCTGACAAGAGCATCGAGACGTTGCGTGAGCGCGTGGAGCCTCTACAAACAAAACTCAATGATACGTTGGCTTCTGATCCTAAGCCAATGAACTTGGACGTACTCGAACAGCGTGCCGTGGCTGAAATCAGCAAGAACAAAAAGATGCCAGCGTTGGATCGTAAAGAAATGATCTCGTCCGTTCAGGAAGCCATCGACGCCGAAAAGGAAGCGAACGGTGGTAAATTGAACCAGAAGACGGGACGCATCAAGGGCGGTGAGATCGTCCAATCCCCAGAATTCAACCAGATGAAATCATCGTTTTGGAACAAGGGTTACAACCCAGCCAAGACGAAGGTTGCGAACTCTTCGATTTGGCAACTTGGCCATGAAGCCAAAACCATGATCGAACAAGCCTATGAAGGCAAAGCGGACATCCAAGGCATGAACAAGCAGATTGGTGATTATGCCTCTGCTATCCGTCTCTTGGACAATGGCTTGCGTGGCAAGGTTGTTCCAGGTGGACGCATGGGAAATCTGATCTATAAGCTCGTTGGCGCGACTGCCATGTCCGGCCTCGGCCCTGTTGGTTCCATCCTTGGAGCTGAAGGCATGGGCAAGATTGCCAACTTTCTTTCAAGCCCTGAAGTGAAGCTGGGAGTCCATCAAAAGGTTCTCCAAACCCTTCAAGGAGGGATCGACACATCAAACCCAGAAGTCGGAAAGGTTCTTGATAATTACAGCAAGAAATACGACGAGGTACGCGCGCAATACGGAGGTAGCGCGAAACCTGCCGCCCCTGCTCCAATGCCAGAACAAGGCGCACCAATGCCAACGGATGCAAGCGGTAACGTGATTCCAAAGGCACCACCTGCCGATCTTCTGGCTCCAAAACCAGGCGAAGCGCAGGGTAAGAAAATGCCAGACATGTACAAAGAGGTTGCCCCTCTAAAACCAGGCGAAGCCATCAAGGATAAGCGCACGATCCGTGGAAACGTCCGCAAGGTATACAAATACGCACCAGAAGCCAAAAACTTGATTGACTCCATGGCTGACTCGATTGCTGAACAGGTTGGCGGGAAGGTTGCCAAAGCCCCATTGAAAGGTCAGGCGCGCGCGATGCAAAAGGTCATCAATGACTACGGAGGTGACGCTACACGCTTGGGCGATTTGGCACGCAACACCATCATTGTGAAGGATCAAAAAGCATTGATGAAAGCGGTTGAACTCTTGAAGGATGATCCGAATGTTCGCTCTGTGAAGGAAGTGCAGCCAGAAACAGACGCGCTTGGATACTTCGGTGTAAACGCAAAGGTCGCCCATCCAAACGGGATGCTGGCAGAAGTACAAGTCCACACGCCGGAAATGATCTTCGCCAAGGAAAAACCGGCAGATGCTCGACGTCTTCTCGGTGATGCCGAATACGACGCGGTACAGAAAAAGCTCGGAAACATCGAAGGTGGTCTTGGCCACAAACTCTACGAAGAATGGCGCGACATTGACCGCAGTGATCCAACCCAATATCACAAAGCCAAAGCCCTAGAGGAAAAGTCTAAAGCCTATTACGATAAAGTACGCAAAGCCTATGCAAAAAAACCCATCGACACAGGAGCAGCCCAACGCGCAGCCCCAGCCGCCGCAGGAGCAGCCAACAAGCGCGATGACTCCCAAAAATGAGTCACTGAAGCTCAAATCCTTCAAACAACCACTGTTCATCTTGGACACGCACCAGATGGCAAAGTTTCGCACAGAACCCAATGGCGGGGCATTTACCAAGCCTATGGGCGGTGATGAGACATCCATTGACAACAAGAGTAACGCGCTCCATGAGGCGTTTCTCGGTGGTCACGAAATCTCCAAAGATCAGTACGAAGCCGACTAAACAGTCGGTTTTCGTCTGTATACTTGACAACCGTTGCGAACGGTGTTAAGTTAGATATGTAAGAGGTCTAAATCATCTAACCAACAACACCTATGACCAACATCTACACCATCAAGCCGCGCACGTTCGATGCGCGCTACACAGCGGACAAGAAGCTCAAAGCCACCTTAAACGCCAATATATTAACTAGCGAATTCGGCTTTGCAGATAAATTCGTCCTCTGTCGCAATGATGATCCGTTTGCAGTCTTTCCCACGGCCAAGGCCGCACAGGATTGGCTCGACGACAACAAAGATGCGTTCGAGAAAGCGTTGTTGGACGACGATAACGATAACGTATGAAACTATTTACCATGGGCGAAATTCATCGCCTCGGTCTGCTCAAAAACCACAAAGGTGAGCCGTACACCAGTAAAGCTAGTCTGGTGCGCATCATCGCCAAACTGGGAGCAACCGAAAAACGCACACCCTGGGGTACTGCCAAATGCCTCACACAGAAGCAAATCGACTCATTTAACAAGGCGCACTTTTATGACGAAGGATCAACTGATGGAACTACTACAAGATAAGATTGACGGCCACCGCAAAGGCCAACCAAACACCCCAAACTGGGTTCACTCGATGCGTGTTTACGACATCCTGCGTAGCTACCGCTACGACGAATCAACTTGTTTGGCCGGTGGTCTCCACGATCTCATCGAAGACGGAGGAATGACGCGCGAAACTCTGGCTGACCTTGGCGTCTCTCCCGAAGTAGTCCATGCAGTTGCTCTGGTGTCTCATAGCAAGAAAATTGACGATAGCCGCGCTCGCTGGTTTGCACTCATGCAACAGCTCTCGGTGATGGGAAACAAAATGACCTGGCTTGTGAAGGTTGCCGATATTATCGACAACATCCGTGACTCCGATACGCTCGGAGATGACAATGCTTGGTTCATGGTTAACGTGAAGCGTCCTGTGATCCTCATGCTCTCAAAGGACATCCTTAAAGGGGAAAAGATTTGGTCTGACCTCTTTGACATGAACGCCTAGGCTGTGGATAACTCGTATAGAAACGCCTCAAAAGGGCGTTTTTATCTATATATCCATATACTTGACAACGGTTGCCACCTGTTGTATTGTATAGATGTAAGGGGAACTCACCCCAGCGAACCAACACACACTATGACAAACACTTCTCGCTTCATTCCATCCGGCTTCACCCAATTCAAGCCAAGCGGCAAAGATTGCAACGCTGATCTTTTCACCTGCTACTTCTCAACCACCAAGAACGCAGCAATCTTCTACATCGGGAAACGCAAAGATCATGCCTGGTACTTCACCTTCCGCACCGCAACCGACATGGCCAACAAGATCAAAGAGTCCATCGCCAGCGTGATGGCCTGGGACGCCATGAAGAACGCACGCAAGGCAGAGCGCAAGAACGCAACGGCAGGTGTCACGGTCGGCCAAATCTACGCCTACTCATGGGGCTGGGAGCAGACCAACGTCGATTTCTTCCAGGTGATCGCGGTCAAAGGAAATACCTTCACCATCCGTGAGATCAGAGGACGCCAGACAGACCGATCAACAGGAAACAGCATGGCCGCCTACGTCTCCCCTGTCCGTGATGCCTTCCTCTCCAACTCGGAGCCAATCATCAAGCGTTCCTTCTCCATGGATCATGGAAGCCTCGACCTCACCACGGACGACGCGCAGCACTACATGAGCTGGTACGCCTAAGCCTTAAATCTTCACACTTCACCAATATGACAATCAACTACTACGCAAAAAACGTTTACGGAAACACAACTTACTACTTCGCGGATGACAACGATCAAACAAAGGCAATCCAAGGTCTCACGGGACAACGCACGATAACGTCCCACACGGCAAAGTGCCTGAAACTTCTGGGAATTGATCTGAACCTCGTCAACGATCCAACAGATAAAGGACTCTAAAATTAAAAACACCCCCATCAAGGGGTGTTTTATGTTCGTGGCCATTGGTGCCTGCGCCTTGGGCGTTCAGGCTGACAACAGGGAGAACGGAATTGAACTCGCGCGCTAGAGGTTCCGGTCTGTTGGATTAGTCTCTCGGCTTGTTCATGCGGGATTATACATGCGCTGGCTCGGTAGGTAAATAGACCAGCACCATGTACTGATCGAAGTCTACCCCGTTGATCGTATGCACTCCCACTGCGAGCATGTCAACAAGCAAATCTTGACGTGCCATCTCCGATGACGCGCAGTCTTTTGCCATTTGCATGGCATCAGGGAGCGGTGTCTGCGGCGGAACATTCAATCTTCGATTGATAATCTGATACATACTCTTGCCTGGCCTCGCGGGAGGGCAAGCAAGAATGGACGATGGCACGCACTCCATCATCCGATCTTTTATCCAGTCAGTCCATACTAGCCAATACATCCCCAGATTTGGGAGCTGGTTTTGACGCAGCGGTATCAACGTGTCGTATCGAGGAGACCAGACGACCGATATTTTAATTCATTCTTGGCAGAGACGGAAGGGATCGAACCTTCATCTTCGGTTTTGGAGACCGATGTGTTGCCATTGCACCACATCTCTATGGCTGACTCGGATGGACTCGAACCATCATATACGGCTTAACAGGCCGCCGTTCTACCTTTGAACTACAAGTCAATGGTTCCCAGGGTAGGGATCGAACCCACGTTAATGGCTTCAAAGGCCACTGTCCTGCCTTTAGACGACCTGGGAGTGGTCGGGTATGGGAGAATCGAACTCCCGTTTGCTCCGTGAAAGGGAGCCGTCCTAGGCCACTAGACGAATACTCGGTGGCGGTGCTTGCGAGAATCGAACTCGCGCAGCTTCCGTGACAGGGAAGCGTACTAGCCACTATACGAAAGCACCATGGTCGAACAGGTAGGACTCGAACCTACGATCTTCCGTGTATCGGACGGATGCTTTACCAACTAAGCTACTATTCGATGGGGTAAGGTATGAGATTTGAACTCATCCCGCAGGTTTCACAAACCTGTGTGCTACCACTACACCAACCCTACCGTGGTACCCGATGACGGGATCGAACCGCCGACACCTGGTATGTAACACCAGTGTTCTACCGCTGAACTAATCGGGCTTGGTGCATCATGTAGGAGTTGAACCTACCCAGCCGAAGCGACAGGTTTACAATCTGCCTTGCGTCCCTAGCAATATAATGATGCGTGGTACCAGGCGCGGGAGTCGAACCCGCAAAATTCAGTTTCTAAAACTGACACGTTTGCCAATTACGTCAGCCTGGCATGGTACTTGGGGAGGGAGTCGAACCCTCAACATGGTTGGTTTGAGCAACCCGCGTCTGCCAGTTGCGCCACCCAAGCATGGACATATCGGTGGGAGTTGAACCCACGATAGGGATTTTGCAGACCCCCGCCTTAACCACTTGGCTACGATATGATGGTGCAAACAGTTGGGATCGAACCAACTTCTTCCGCTCTTCAGGCGGACGCTCTGACCTTCAGAGCTATGTTTGCGTGGTCAGGGTGGTCAGGCTCGAACTGACGACCTCACGGTTCCAAACCGCGCGCGCTACCAACTGCGCTACACCCTGATGGTGTGCTTGGCAAGGATCGAACTTGCAACCTCTTCCTTCGCAGGGAAGTGATCTTCCAGTTGATCTACAAGCACTTGGTGGAGAACCTGGGAATCGAACCCAGCCCATCTGCTTGCAAAGCAGGCGCGCCGCCAACAACGCTTGTTCCCCTTGGTGTCCCCGCAGAGAATCAAACTCTGGTCGTGAGGTTAAAAGCCCCCTGCTCTGCTATTGAGCTACAAGAACTTGGCGGAAGAAGAAGGATTTGAACCTTCGAGCCTTTCGGCTGGCAGTTTTCAAGACTGCTGGCATAAACCACTCGCCCACTCTTCCATGGAGCCTCTGGGGTGAATCGAACACCCGTATGCAGTTTACAAAACTGCTGTTCTACCACTGAACTATAGAGGCATGGTTGCGGTGACGGGAATCGAACCCGTGTGGTCAGCTTATGAGGCTGATGAGTGGCCACTACTCTACACCGCGATAAGAGTCTAACACGGAACGGTTGCAAGAGGCAACCCCTCGCAACCGTTCCATTATCTGACTAGGCTTTGGCTTCTTCCGCCTCGGCCAATTTTTCCTCTGCCAGCTTCACCAAATCCTTCATGTTCTGCGAAAGATTGAGCGCAAGCAACGCTTCCTGACCTTCTGGCGTGATCTTCAGATCAGTTGAAAGATAGCCGCCTTTGATGAGGGTCTTAGTATCAGCGTCGAGCAAACGACGGGCAACGGATGAAATCATAGAGAAGATTGTTTCAGAAAGACTTTTGTTAGATGAGACGCCACACATTTGGTTGTACATCGCATTGACGCACTCTCCGCAGATGTCGCGGTCTGAATCTCGGGTTGTGCTAAAGCACGCCTTCGATCCGATACGTCCATCGCAGAAATCACATGTGCGACTGCTTGATACTTCAGTCCTGCGCGTGATGCTTGCCATACGCTATTTCGTTAGATTGATGAATGGGACTGCGCCACCTGGGAGCATCGTATTTGGAAGCTCACCATTCCATTTCTTGATGGCTTGAAGGTCAACGTATGCCTGGCCGCCCTGTTGGGTGATGGCTTCAGCCTGGATTTTGATTGCTTCAGCTTCACCCTTGGCTTGCGCCACGCGCTGATCTGCCTCGAACTGAACCTGTTGGAGCTTGTTCTTGGCGGCCAAAGCGTCTTGTTCTGCCGTCACCTTGGCTTCAATGGCCTTGTTGAAGGAGTCGGAGAAGTTGAGATTGACGATGTTCAAGCGTTCAAGCGTCACATCACGTTCTGCCAATTTTTCACCCAAGATTGTTGCAACCTTGTCTGAAAACTCGGCGCGTTTTGTGACCAACTGTTCCGCTGTGTAGTTGGCGGAAACGCTCTTAACGGCTTCACGAACGATTGGTGACAAGATGTTTCCCTCAAAAGAGACACCATATTGCTTGTAGATTTCACCAACTTTATCTGGGTTGACGTGGTAGTTTGCGATCACGGCGATCTTAACGTCTTGCAAATCGTTGGATGCGGCACTAAGTGAATTGTCACCATCAAACGAGATCGTCTGCGTTTGAACATCCATCGTCTTCACATCTTGCGAGATCGGCATGACGAAGTGCAAACCAGGCTCCAAGACTTTTCCAGTGAACGCACCCCATTCAAGAACCACACCACGTTCACCTGCGCCAACCTGTGCAAATGGATTTAGGATCAACAGGAGGGCAATAGCGACCACACCAACGACACCAGAGACGATCAATTTACCTTCGCTCATACGGATTTTTTCTTAGACTTTGTAGAATTAGACTTCGATTCTTTGGCCTTCTTTGCCGCAAAGTATTCTTTGAGGCCGATTGCCCAGAATGTGACGAAACAGAGGACGATTAGGAATTCAATCAACTTGCTCATACCCCATGGGCATGGAAGCCGGATGGAAGCGAGTCAGGACGTTCAACGCGGGTGAATCCTGGGATTTCCCGTGCTGTGGCTGATCCGACCAGTCCACCCATTTGTGGGTAGAAACGCTTATAGTTACCAGACTCCGTGCGAACAAGAATCTTGTCATCACACATGCGGCGCAAGAATTGGGCGACCGCCTGATTCTTCAGCTTCATGTCATTGTCTGCCAAAGCCTTTCCGATGTATGGCGTGGCGGCCAATTCTACGCGATCAATGACACGGAGAATTGCGTCACGGACTTGCAGAGGATCGTTGTATGGCTTTTGCTTAACGACATACTTTTTCTTTGGCTTAGGCTCCGGTTTGCTTTCGCCACCACCCATCAGGGTTGTCAGCTCGGCTTCAAGATTTTGAATTTGTTGGGTGAGGCTAAACGCTCGTTGAAGGCGTTTTGTTAAGTCTGCGTTCATACTTAGAAGATGTCGGACGATTGGTGATCGTAGGATGGTTGATTAGTTTGCTTAGGCTCTTTCTTATTGAATGACATGTTGAAGACCCTTTTTCCGGTTTTCAACGTGTTGAGGAAGGCATTGATCCAAAAGTCGCATTTGGCGACGAATCCGTGGCCACACCCAGGACACACAACGTCGAATTCGACGTTGTGATCCCCTGTGTAATAGGTGTACTTATCCCCTGTCTTCACGGAGGTTCGCTCTTTGGGTTCATCCCAGAGCGAACCAGTGTTCGGCTTCTTTTCGTATGCCATATTTGGCTTTATTCAGATTTAGAAGGTACCAATTCTTCACGGGCTTTCACCGTCTCGCTTCCAAGCGTCAATTCTGCGTACTCGTGGAGCTTGGGATACCCAGCTTCGAGAACGTCAGGTGTAAGGGCAGAGATGGCCGTCCAGCTTGCCGTACCGAACGCATATTCAGAGGCTTTGACGCGCGTTGCTTTCACTTCTGCGCTCGATCCTGGCCACACTTTCGTGAAGTAGGCTTCTACTTTTTCAAGGGCAATGTCTTTGCGCTTCATCCATTCACGCTTGTTGTCTTCGGTTTGGATGATACTTGCGGCGTCCTGCTCAACCTGTGTGCGTTCTACGCCGTTAGCCAGGATTGAAGCGATGGCCTTTGTGAAGTCGTTGTAGGTCGGATTCTTGATGACGAGGCCGTCCATGAGACCGCCGCGACCCTTCAAGATCGTTGCCTGACGCCAGACTTCGCGTTTCTTTGCATTGATCTTTTCGTGACGTTCCATGAGCGCGATCATGTCGAACTCATAGGCGGTATTCTTTTCGGTTTGCATCTTCACACCAACCTTCGTCAACTTCTGCTCACCGTCCACCTCTTCCTCTTCCATGCGGTCTGATACGCGGCCAGTCACGATCATGTGAAGCGGATATTGAACCAATGGGACAGACAGGTTGGCGTTCCAGTCTGATTTGATCTGACCCCAGTCATTCAAACGGAACTTGGTTCGATTTAGCTTGCGCTTGTAGGCTTCCTGGAAATCGAGCCAGATGTGGGTGATAGAGTCGAGCAACAAGATGTCACTGTACCCCTTCACACACAAATCCATGGCTTTTTTGAGGTCTGCCAATGAATGAGACTCTTTGACGACGGCCTGGATTCCAGCCTCTTTGAAAAGAGGGATCAGGAACTTGGCGGCTTTTTCAGTGTCGAAGATGACCACTGGTTTCTTGGAACCGATTTGCTTGTGAAGTCCGATGGCGACCATTGCGGCAGTCATGGATTTTCCGGTTCCAGGCTCTCCCTCAAAGGCGAGTTTAAGATATGGTTTCGTATTTTCGAGGGGTGAGAAAAAATCTTCAACGAATGGGTCGTCAACTTTCTGTGCTGGGTTTGTCATAGTATGTGCTTATGGTGCTTAGTTAATTCTGGTTTCCAACTTGTCGCAGGATAGGCATTTGCCAAATTCCCTGACATCTTCGATGCTTGCCGTTTTGCCGCATGATGGGCAGGCTTGCGTCTTGATGATTCTTCCTTCTTCAATTTCGTAGTTGATCGCCTCCCAGTATTCTTCTGGGTTCTTGAAGTCGGTGATCTTACAAAGCAATTCGTCTGGGTGGAAATAGCCAATGTTGTGGCCTTCGGATTTGCTGATAATGGCGTAGCGCGGGATTGACTCACCACGAAGGAACTTTGCGCCCTTCTTGGTCAGGCAGTAATTCCCAGCCGCACCATCCAGCGAAGCGATCAGCCCATGGAAGCGAGGGCGTGACAGATTCCCTACTTGGTTTGAGGTAAGAAACCCCATGCCAATATCTGATTTTTCACGCTCCATCTCTTTTCTGGGGTGTATTGCATTGATCCCTTTGCGTCCGATTGCCACTGAAATGGCTCTTAGAATGTCCACGGTGCCGCGATCAATCGGCAGAACGTATTGCGTTGTTTGGTGGCAAGCCTCGCACACCGGAGGTTCAAAGTTAATCTTCATAGACAATGGCTACTTGAAGACTTTGTTTTCCGAATTTGAGCGCGCTTGCGATCTTGTCCGCCCCGCCCTCGTACCAGTCAACGCGGTGAGCGTACTTGGGAGCGAGAACATCGCGCACAGTACACGTCCCCTTTCCTGGGACTGTCAGCTTAGTGCCATACGGGTACGCGGCAGCACATGAATGATCGCCTTTCTTTTCCAGCGCACAGATGTTGTCACCGTATGCAGCGATGCAAGGGGTGGAGTCTGTCTGTTCTTTAACGCTGTTGTAGGCAGTGACGGTCTTCACTTCAGAAGTGGGACGCGTCTTGTTGGCCTGCGCCTTTTTGTCAGGAGTTGGCATGGTGCAGACCCAGGCGTCGCCTTGTTTGTCACAAGGGGTTCCGTCAGAGTTTACCCATCGTCCGATTTCCTGCGTGGTTGAGGTTGTGGCCGTTGCAGCCTGCGCCATCATAGCCCGTGCGATATGCACATGATAGATGGTCGAGACCGTGATGAAGGCGAAGAAACCTAGCATGAGAACGTCTTTAGCGGTCAGGCGGGTTTTCTTCTTGCGTTTCTTTAAGCTCATATATACTTGTTTGATGCTTTCGCTTAGAGTGAATAATGTGTACTTGTTTGATACGTTTCACATAGGTTGTTAGGGCTATGTCGCTTGAATAAGCCTGTCGGGATTGAGGGAGACTGCCAGCCGTGGCCAACTGTTCTCTCTTCTCCGTGCCGTCTCATCAGTACAATACTACTATGCCATGCGCTTAGCATTTCGTCAAGGGTAAGCAAAAGACGCTCATTTAAGCGTCTTTTTTGTCGATCTTCTTGGCTGTGGATACTTTTACATGGTCTTTCCAGCGTGCTTTGGCACCCGCCTTGGCTAGTTTAACCCAATACTCTGGGGGCTTGGTGGCCTTGCGTTTCTTCACAGACAGTTTGGCGAGTCGTTGCGCGTCCTTGTTTTTCATAACTTCATATATATGGTATCATACTAAGCGTATTGCATCAATCTTTATTCATTCGTTTTTCTTAGTTTTGTATGGACATGGAACGCAAGCTCGTCACAATCCGTCGTGTGTCGGATATTCAGCCAATCGAAGGGGCAGATCAAATCGAAGTCGCCCAAGTCGATGGGTGGAAGTGTGTTGTTAAAAAGGGAGACTTCAAGGTTGGAGACAAAGGCGTTTATTTTGAAATTGATTCCATTCTGCCAGATCGTGCAGAATTTGAATTCATGCGCCATCGTCACTTCCGCGTCCGCACGATCAAACTTCGCGGCCAGGTGTCGCAAGGCTTGCTCATGCCAATCAACACGTTCCCAGAGACAGCAGACCTCGATCCACAGCCGGAAATTGGAACGGATGTAACAGAGCTTCTTGGCGTTGTTAAATATGAGCTTCCCCTACCGGCAGACCTTGCGGGTCGCGTTCGTGGGAACTTCCCTTCTTTCATTTCTAAGACAGATCAGGAACGCTGTCAAAACATCACCCGCGAAATCCAGGACTTGCTAGGTACGCGCTTCGAGGTCACGGAAAAGCTGGATGGATCATCAATGACCGTTTACCTGAACGAAGACGTTTTCGGTGTATGCTCACGCAATCTTGACCTCAAAGAGGGAGAAACGCCAGACGAAAGCTGTACACAATGGAAGGTGGCGCGTGAAATGGGCTTGGAAGCCGCGTTGAAGATCATTGGTGATGGTTATGCCCTCCAAGGTGAGTTGATCGGCGAAGGCATCCAAAAGAACCCGTACCAGTTGAAAGGCCATCACTTCCGCATTTTCGATCTATTCGACATCAAGAACCAACGCTATTTGACCTCCGATGAGCGGATGCCTCTTATCAAGACCATGGGCTTGGAAGATTCAATGGTTCCGGTCATCAACTACGACTTCATCCTTGGTCACAGCGTGGATGATCTCTTGAAGCTCGCAGAGGGTAAATCAGCCCTTGCGGACACGGAACGTGAAGGCTTGGTGTTCAAGTCCAAAGATTTGGTCAAAGGCAACACGTTCTCATTCAAGGCTATTTCTAACGCATTTTTGCTTAGCGAAGAATAATATGGCATCACCAAACACAAAGAAACTCATGGAAGAGCGCGCGGCACTCCGCGCAGGCTCCATGAAGATTCTCACAAACAACGTCGGTGAGAACCGCGAACAGTACCGCAAACGCTGTCACCAATTCGCCAAGATGACCAAGCAGGGCTTCCATGCCATGAAAAACATGCTGGTCAAGAATGACGGGTTGGATAAGAAAATCGAACAGACCGTTGAGGCTATCGACAAAGCCGTCCCAGTCCCAACGTCCATCGTCACATGAAATTCATTCTTCCCCAGAGCTATATCGACGACGGGTTGGTGCGGGTAGTCAACCACCCAGCCCTTCCGCTCCGGCTCTACAACTACACAGAACATTGCCAATTCGACAAGAAGTGGGATGACATCACCCTTCAATGTCGCGGCCTGGTAGTTGATGCGGAAGACAACATCGTCGCTCGTCCATTCAAAAAGTTTTTCAACTATGAGGAACACCAAGGCACGCTTCCTGACGAAACGCCGGAAATTATTGAAAAGGTTGATGGGTCACTCGGTATCATGTTCTGGTATGCAGATGCGTGGCATCTTGCGACTCGTGGCAGCTTTACATCAGATCAAGCCGTCCATGGCGCGTACACACTTAGTAACAAGTACGGTCTTGCAATCGCTGATTGGCCAAGGAACTTCACACACCTTTTCGAGATCATTTATCCAGAAAATCGTATCGTCGTTAACTACGGAACAACAGACGATCTTGTGTACCTTGGCTCGGTTGAAACTGATTCAGGACTGGAATCATCAGACTTTATCGCCTTTACCGGAAGCCCCTTCAAACAACCAAAATCGTTGGGCTTTGCAACCGCTGACCTTGTACGGCTTAAATCTCTCGAATCCTCTAATGCTGAAGGGTTCGTACTTCGCTACTCGGGGGGATTCCGTCTGAAGATCAAGTTTGACGAATACAAACGCCTTCACAAGATTCTGACTAACACAACGGAACGCTCGATTTGGGAGTCGATGAAGGAAGGAAAAACGCTTGCAGAATTTATCGAGGCTGTACCAGACGAATTTCACACATGGGTGCAAGAGGTCGAGGAGCGTCTACGGAATGAATACAACGCCCTCTGTCGTGAATCCTACGATGCCGTTCAGCATATCCGTCATTGCCACCACCCAGAGACTCGCAAGGAGTGGGCAGATCACATCAAAAACACTAAATACCCAGCATTGTGCTTTATCCATCTCGACGGGAAGGACATCAGCGATAACGTCTGGCGTCTCATCAAACCCGCCGCAACTAAACCATTCAAAATTGAAATCTAACGATATGCTCGCAAAAGAAACGCAAGAATTGTTGGCTAAATTGGTGAAGAACTGGGACGCAATTCGCGCCAGTTTCATCATCTCAAAAGAAGATTACGGATCACAGGCAGAAACGAAGATCGGCAGAATTTGGTGGGACAACCCAAAATTGATTTGGATTTTATCAACGAAGAAAGAGGAAGATTACGAAGGTTCACAATCACAGGTTGGCGTTGCCAAAGATGGAACCCTACGCTGGGAATACCAAAGCCACTGTTCATGTGATGACTACGAAGACACGTCCGAACTCCCAGCCCAATTCACTGAAGATTCCTTGAAGAGCTTTGATTTTACCTACACACAGCCACCGCTCGATTGGGAAAAAGAAATGCGTGAGAACATGATTAAATTATTGGAATCAATCAAGGTATGACACCAAAGCTCATTATGACAAAAGGTCTTCCCGCTTCTGGGAAGACCACCTGGGCGAAGTCGCAGATCAAGCAGGGTGGGCATGTGAAGCGCGTGAATAAAGACGATCTACGCGCCATGCTCGACAGCTCGAACCACAACAAGCTAAACGAAGATTTCGTGCTTCAAACCCGCGATTCCATCGTTGCGGCAGCCTTGGCACGCGGACAGACAATCATCGTTGATGATACGAACTTTGCGCCAAAGCACGAAGAAACACTGCGCAAGATCGCCGCTGAATATGGTGCCACGTTTTCTATCAAAGACTTCTCGGACGTTCCGCTTGAAGAATGTCTGAAGCGTGACGCAGAGCGTCCAAACCCAGTTGGTGAGGCCGTTATCCGTGAAATGTATGAACGGTACTTGCACAAAGTGAAGGTCACGAAGGCACGCTACAAGCTCGTTGAAGAGGACAAAAACCTACCAAAGGCCATCATCTGTGACCTGGATGGAACGCTTGCCCTGATCGGAGACCGTAGCCCGTACGATTCCGGCAAATGCGAAGGTGACGCTGTAAACGTTCCTATCCTGAAAATCCTTGGTAAATTCAGCCAAGACCCAGAGTACACAATCATTTTCATGTCTGGCCGTGAATCCCAATTCAAGAATCAAACAGTGGCATGGCTCACAGCGCGCCTTGGTGAATGTGGTTTCGTGAGGTTCAACTATTTGATGATGCGTGAGACTGGCGACAACCGCAAAGACTCCATCGTGAAGAAAGAGTTGTACGAACAGAACGTGAAAGGGGTATACAACGTCGAGTTTATTCTCGATGACCGCGATCAGGTGGTGAACATGTGGCGTTCGCTCGGTCTTACCTGCCTTCAGGTCGCACCTGGGGACTTCTAAACTCCCGTATGGGATGGACAAAGCAACGATCCCCAACGGAATGGCGAACCAAAATCCGTTACTGCTCTGGCAAACCATCTTACGATAAAAAAACAGCCATCACAGCTAAAAACAGGCGATACAAGCAGGATCGAATTTGGCTCCGTATCTACCAATGTCCGTATTGCAACCTGTGGCACCTTACCAGCCAACCGAAACATGAAGACTGAACTTTACGCGCCAGCTTACGAAGACAATGTGAATTGCACCTTTGGTCTTCGCATCGTCATTCCATTGAAACCACAGTCGTGGAATGTTCTTGTGCGCAAACACTATCGCGTCGTTCAGAACTTCAAGGATCAATGGCATCAGAACGTCCAGTATCAGGTGCTTAAAAACAAGATCAAGCCAGTCACGCAATATCCAGTCACCCTCTTTATCGAGGCTCACTGGATGCAGAAGCGCAGGCATGACATCGACGCCCTCTGTACCAAGTTTGCCGTGGATGCCCTGGTCAACCTCGGCATCCTGGTAGACGACGACATCACGCATGTGAACAAGGCTGTCTTCACGGGAATGACGGGATGTGAGACAGACGAACTTGTCATCACAATCAAAAACACCCCTTTGTAGGGGTGTTTTCTGTACGGAGGTGCAGGGGTTAGCCTGCGGGTACATATAATATACCATACGCTTAGCACCTGGTCAAGATTGCCAAGCGCATAGCATTATGGTATTATTTAGCCGTATGACACTCATCACAGCACTCATTATTTCAGCGATTACCTGTTTGGGAGGGCTGGTGATCCTTGGTCTCGTCATCCTCATGGGGTGGTTGTGGTCAAAGCTGGCAGACTCCCACCCATTCATCGCCTTGTTTTTAGCCCTCATGTTTGTCTGGTTTTTGATTGGATTAGCGATCTTCCTTCCAGCAAACCACGCATCAGCCGCAGAGATTCGCGGCGCGACCGTGTACGCCCAGTCCAACCAAGTGCGGGCTAATCAAAAATTGAAGCCTCTTGGTGTATCACCAATCTTGGTCAAGGCAGCACAGGCGAAGGCAGATGACATGGTGAAGAATAAATACTTTGCCCATCGCTCACCACAAGGCAAGAACTTCTGGGACTTCATTCTTGCTCAACACGCCTATTTCCGTGTGGCTGGGGAGAATCTGGCGGAAGGATTCACGGATACAGAATCGCTGTTTTCAGCCTGGATCGCAAGCCCGAAGCACTACGCCAACATCATTGATAATTCTTATTCATATACTGGCATCGGCATCGCTCATGCTGGTGAAACAACTTATGTCGTCCAGCTCTTTTCAACTAAGTAAGGAAGATCAGAAGATAGTTGACTCCATGATGCGGTTCCGACTCGAACAATTCCTGAAGGAATCAAACGAGATCGAAGGCGAAGAATGGGACAACCTACCATTCAAAGCCGCAGAATTTGCACTACATCGGGTCAACATGACACCAGTGCGAATCAAGAAAATCCACGGTCTTCTTGGCAAAGACATGTCAGAACAGAACAAAATTCAGCTAGGGGAGTTTCGGAAGGTATGGGTGCGGGTTGGCGGATGGCTTGCACCATCTCCAACGGAAGTGCCTTCGCTCATCTCACAATACTGTGAGGACTGGCACACCATGGACTCATGGACGGCACACAATCGCTTTGAGGCAATTCACCCGTTTGAAGACGGGAATGGTCGGGTCGGTCGGTTGCTTTGGCTCGCTAAGGCGCGCAAGGAGGGGTATATGTTTGGTCGCTCTTTCTTGCACGAATTCTACTACCAAACATTGAAACATCAGGTATGACGATCCCTGTACGACAAATCGAAATCAAGGAAAACATGATCGCCATTGAAAGCGGGAATGGTGGTTACTACAAGAAAGCAATCTACGACAAAAACCACTCGTTCATTCTGAAAACGAATGAACCACCACCGTACGAATCCATGAACGTAAAAGAGGTGACGTACAAGATCATCTCTTGGCATGGTGAGGACGGGAAGATCGAATACTTCGGTGTTCCGCTCGATGACGAAGAAATGTTCTCGCAACTTCTAAAAATCAGTGAGGACATGGTGCAGCGCAAGATTGATTTGGAGGTCGAAGTGAAGACCAGCCATTTCAATCTAGCGATGAAACAAGCCATCGAAACGGCGACGGAGACGACTATCAAATACATCTCCGCTCTCCCATGGTGGCGTCGCTTATTCAAAGCCTTCTAACCTATGCCAGAACCCTACAATTTTGAAGACCTCATGCGTCAGTTTCAGGAGGAATTCAAGAAGCCACAAGCCCCACGGCGCGATCAGTTGCCACCCATTATTCAAGAGATTCTAGCCATCAACGATAGGCTCCAAGCCATCGGAAAGGACAAGTAACCTACCCCACTCCCCTACCGGAACCATGTACCACTCCCCCGTTCAGAAAAGCCCGTAAACATTGGGTTTTCTCGGTAGGGGAGTGGTACATGGTTCCGGTAGGGGAGTGGATAACTCCAAATCCCCTCTCATGTTCCAAATAGCCGAACGCTCCATAACCCGCAAGAACTGGGACTGGCGCGACAATCCGATAAAGATTCGCAAAGGTCAGGTATGGAAGAAGAACGATTCCGGTCATGTATGCGAGATCACGCATGTGAACGCAGACCAGGTATACGTCCAATATCCACGCAAGAAACGCTGTCATCACCTCACTAAAAAAGACTTACTCATGTTTTGGAAACAACTATGATCGTATTCCTTCTCGTCGTTATCATCATCATTCTTTTAGACCGCAGATAGTATTATGAACAAAACCGTTTTATTCCAAGCCCTTGTAGGGAGCCGCGCGCATGGCTTGAACGACCCAGACAGCGACTACGACTACCGCGGGGTGTTCATCGTCCCAACGGTCGAAATCTTGCGCCTGGGTGCCAATCCTAAGACGACATCGTGGATCGAAGGAGACGTGGACGACACGCAATGGGAACTTGGCCACTTCCTCCACCTCGCCACCAAGTGCAACCCAACCATTCTTGAAGCCTTCGTATCCCCTATCAAGGAAACCACGGAGACAGGAGATGCGTTGCGCGCCCTCTTGCCTCTCGTTTGGAATTCCAGGGGAGTGCATGACGCCTTCCGTGGATACTCGACCAACCAGCGCAAGAAGTTTCTTGAAGACAAGGACGGTCGGGCGTGGAAGTATGCCGTGGCCTACATCCGCACCCTTTGGATGGGCACCTTCTTGCTTGAACAGGGAGTATTGCCAATCAACATCCAAGCCTACAATCAAGACATGCACAAAACGCTTCTTAAAATCCGTCATGCGGGCATGTCGAAAGGCGACGTGGTAGACATCGCAACCGCGTGGGAAGACCGGATTACTTCAGCCTATGAAAAACACCCAAACAAAGAAACCGACATCGAAGCCGTCAATGATTTCCTCATCGAAACCCGTTGGCGATATTGGAAGGCTTCTGAAGTGTAACTGTTGCAAGGTCACGGTGCGTGAACCATCGAAAACCGTCCGGTACTACGAGGGTAGGCGGATGGTTTTGATGTTCCACTGGAAATGCTTTCGGACGTTGCCAGAACTGATCCCAAAACGGTTTTGGCCAAAAGTGGTATAATGTATGCGCAAGGTGCGTTAGCTCACGCATAGGCAGAGCGTCCGTTGTTTCAACGGAAGGCAGGGTGGTTCAACTCCCCCACGCACCGCCAACCACAACCAGAGGAGGACACGATGCGTCTGTATACTAAAGCGGGCGTGATCGTTTCACTCCCCGCGTTCCCTTTCAAGGAGGTAACTATCGAAATGCTCGCGCTCGTTCAGGTCACTTTGCCCCGTGCAAGGTTCCTGACCGACATGGGAGACTTGATCTCCGTCCTTGAACTTTCCATCGTCGTTGAGGACATCCGCGCCCTCAACCCAACCACCGGTAGCTGAAAAAGCTCCGTGCCGTAAGGCAGCGAAGGATCGGGTGAACCAAACAACAGGTTTGCCGCTTCCTGCTCCAAGCGGCTTTTCCAACTCTTATGAACTTCAAACGTGGCAAAACAAAGGACAGACCTTCTTGCTCGGAATGGGGAACGCCGAAGGATTTACAGACGGGGAGACGGCACAATGCCAATTCCCAAAAGGGAAGCCTGAAGAAGCACGGCAAGATTTGTCATAAAACAAAAGAGCCTCACCAGTTTGAGGAAAAGCAACGGAGCCTCATTAAATGGTTCCCAAGCCCAGGCGGTACACTTATTATTGATTTTCGCTGTCACAACTGCGGCAAGAAAGATGTTGCCTTCCAAAGGCTCCCACAAGCATGAAAGTCCTTTTTTTGGATATTGACGGGGTAGTGAACTGCGTGACCACAGCCCAAAGGCACCGTGGCATGATTGGGATTGACCCATACATGGCTCTCTTGGTTGACCGAATCATCCAGGCAACTGGCTGTGAGGTCGTATTGTCGTCTACCTGGCGTTTGTTTGAGGAATCCCGCAAAGAGGTCAAGAAGCAGGTATGCGACTTCATTGACGTGACGCCACATCTCCCATTGCGTGAGTTTGGCGGATCATGCGACGCGGAATCGTGCGAACGTGGGATGGAGGTTGCGGCATGGCTTAAAGATCATCCAGAGGTCACACAGTATGCTATCCTTGATGATAACAGTGACTTCATGGGCTATCAGCCTCTCTTCAAAACCTCATGGTCAACGGGTCTGACCCAGGAGATCGCCAATGAGGTCATCGCCCATTTGAATAAACACTATGCCTCGGAAACAGTATAAAAAGAAAAAGCGTTCTTGCGCTCTCTGTAAGCCTCACAAAATGGGATGGCAGAAGCGTTGGAAGGCCAAGGACGTGGTATTGGTAAAAGAACATGAAGAAACTTGATCCAAAGGCAAAGCATAACTTCGACATGATCGTTGCGTTCCTTCAGGCGGGTGGAAGCCCAACCACACCGTTCATTGTTCGGTTTTGTCAGGAATGGGATATCAAGCAGGATGAATTCACATCTTGCATGGCTTCACCGAAGAAGGATGAGATGTTGGATCGCTTACGAAACGCAGGATTGATTTAACTGATATGTTTGGGAGTAGCGTTCAGGGAACAGAGGAGGCCAACCTACGCGTGTAGGCTTTTTTAATTAGGGTATACCCTTGTTTAGACCCCTCCACACGATATGTACTGGTGTGTGGTAGCAGGAGACACTTACGCGGATGCTCGCGTTTGGCGGTCTCACATTATTCTCGCCTTCAATGCCATGTCCGGTCGTATGCGACAGGTCACGTCGTCGAATCAGTTGTACATGGGACTTTTTACGTTTACCCATCCAGGCATCTGATCTGCCCGACCTACAAACGATCCGTACCCGAAACACAAATCCCTGCCTTGCGGCAGGGATAAAGTGTGAAACGGGATATGAAGCTGAAACAGGGAGACCCTGCGTCACAACGTATCTCTGTTTCAACTTTATCCCGTTTCAGAGGATGCGTCAAGAATACGCGCTATTGATGAGCTTGTCAAAGCCTAGGGATTGCAGGGGAAAGCGCGCAGGAGAGTGAGGTTATCCACAATTTATGCTATAATGGAGCCAATGAAAGACACGAAGTTGAAGGGGACTGAACCACGTTGTCAAAATGGCCACGCTAAGTGTTCAGGCAAAACCTGTGCAAAACCTACTGGCCAACCAACTGCCTGGGAGCCAAGGTTTAATGACCAAATCGTTGATTGGTTCAACAAGGAACCATCTTTTGCGATTCATTTTGATAAGAACGGGCGTCCGTACCCTCTACTTGATAGCAAATTCCCTACATTCGAGGGTTTTGCCTTTGAAATTGGAGTGAATGGGGACACGCTTGTGGAGTGGGCCAAGAAGGAAAATGAGGAAAAGTATCCAGGCTACGCCGCCGCTTATACGCGCGCACACGAGCTTCAGAAGAAGTTTTTGATTGAATCTGCCATGACCGGAGCCGCAAACACGCAGTTTGCCATCTTCTTTGCGAAGAACAATCTTGGCATGAAAGACAAGATCGAATCCGATATCACATCGAATGGCAACACCATCAACGTGATGACGTTTGGTGCTGATGACCCGCTTGCCAAGGCCATTGCGAAAGGGGAGAGGAAGGATCGTGTGGCCATTGAAGACCTGAAACCGTAGCCTATGGACATTCCATACAAATGGAGTCCTGCGCCTCATCAGCGGGCGTTTATCGCCAATGGCGCACGGTTCAAGGTCGGGGTATGGCATCGTAAATGCTGGAAGACCAGCATGGCAGTTAATGAGCTTCTACGCTGGGCGAACACGGTCAAAGGTACCTATTGGTACGTTGCCCCGTTCCTCTCCCAGGCAAAGAAGATCGTATGGGAAGACCCAGAGATGTTTCCAAAGTATTGTCCGCCAGAGATTTGGGACAAGCGCAACAACTCTGATCTGACCATCAAATTTCCCAATGGTTCGATTATTTATGTGCTTGGTGCGGACAATCCTGATTCTCTCCGTGGCCCTAACCCTCGGGGTGTTGTGTTGGACGAATACGGCGACATGAAGCCAGAGGTCTGGTCTGCCATCGTACAGCCGATTATGACGGCCAACCCTGACGCCTGGACATGGTTCATGGGGACACCGAAGGGACGCAACGACTTCTTCACCAAGTACAACTACGCTTCACAAGAAGGCAATCCGAACTGGTTTGCGTCTTTGATGAAGGCATCGACCTCTGGGATCATTCGCCTTGAAGACCTAGAAGAAGCACGCAAGACGACAACAGCCGCGTTCTTTGGCCAAGAATACGAATGTGAATTCATCGAGTCTGCCACCTCGTTCTTCCGTCGTATCAAGGAATGTCTGTACGATGTCATGGGTGTGGATAAGTTTGGCAATCCCCTTGAACTCAAACCACGCAAAGGGTGGAGCTATCAACTTGGTGTTGACTTGGCCAAGTATCAGGACTGGACGGTCATCACGCCGTTTTGTCTCAACACCTTCAAGGTGGGTGAGATGGATCGCTTCAACCAGGTTGACTGGCCATTGCAGAAGGCAAAGATCGAGGCCAAGTATTATCAATGGCAGAAGCCTGTCGTCCGTATCGACTCCACGGGCGTGGGTGATCCTATCGTGGATGACCTCATCGCCATGGGCGTGGACATCAACCGTGATGCTCCAAAGGAACAGGAAGAAGCCGTCAAATTCACAGAGACACGTCGTCGTCAGCTCTTGGACAACCTCGCCATCAACATTGAACAGCGTCGTATCCAACTGCCAAACGATGAAGGTCTGGTCGCAGAGCTTGAATCAATGCAGTATACATTGACGAAGGCGGGGAAGGTTCGCGTTGCCGTGCCTGAAGGACTACACGATGACCGCATCATGTCGTTGGCACTGGCAGTGTGGGGAGCAGGGGACAAACCGATTGGGATTCCAAAAGAGGAAGAAGAGGAACAAGAAAGCCTCAACGACCGTTTGGATCGCTACGCCGTTATTTAATTGTTCATTTTGTGATATAATACCCCTATGCCTCAACTGAAGGACGATAAACTTGTCGTCGAATCTGTACCGTACAACGAAGAAGAGCTTGCGTACCGTAGCAAGATCATTCAACGCCTCGAACGTGCCAAACGTCAGCGTGACACGTCACACACAGAGCTGGATGACATGGACTATTTGACGTACTACGAAACCAACGCGAAGGCCGCGAACTCGTACATCCCGCCAAAGGACAACAAAGACGACACGCGCCTTGTCACAGGCACGACGCATGAGAAGACGATGACGCTTCTCTCCGCCGTCTTGAACTACAACCTTGAACCTTCCATCGAAGCCTTTGACTCCCAGGATTTCCCAATCGTGGAGCTTGGAGACCACATGGCTGACCTCGTGAAGAAGTCCCGTGAGATTGAAGACTGGGACAGCAAAAAACCCCTTATCTACAAGGAATTCTTGGATCAAGGGGATGTTTTCGTTGAAGAAGTATGGACGCAGCAATTCCGCGTTGAGAAGACCTTGAAGATGGATTGGTCTAACGGCGTGAAACTGAACGCGGCCAAGTGGGAATCAGACTTGAAGAAAGCCTTTGAAGGTTGCTCGGTCAACATGCTATCCGGTACCAAGGTGTTCAAAGGCAACGTGAAACAGCTCGACATGCGCAAGCAGCCATTCGTGGCATCCGTTGAGTCTGTGCCATACGACGAGATCAAGTCTGTCTACGGCAAGTGGGAACGCTTTGATTACGTCCCTCGCAAGATTCGCAAGGAGATCACGACAAGCGACAACATCCCTTACGCTGATTGGACGCTCGTTGAACAGGAAGAAGACATGGTGGAACTCATCAAGTACCAGGACAAATGGAACAATGAGTTTATGATTATGTTGAATGGCGTGATGATGTTGCCAATCAAAGACCGCAACAACGGCTTCCCATTGACTGCCATCTCCCCATCCGGCGAATACACCATCGTTCAAGGCTCTTGCGAACCAATCAGCCAATTCTTTGGATACTCGAAGTCTGTGCCTGCCAAGTCCAAGGTTGACCAACAGGTGTTGGACGAAATGATTAAGTTGATCGTCCTCAAAACCCAACAATCATACAAGCCACCAATGGCCAACAACACCAAGAAAGTGTTGTCTAAGCGCATTTTCAGCCCTGGCCACATTCAAAACGACATCGACCCTGACAAGTTGCGCCCTATGTTTGGCAACATGCCAATGGGCGTGCAGCCTGCCGAATTCTCCGCGTTCCAACTCATCA